AATGAATTAATGACGTCTGACGAACAGGACCGTATAGATATCCCTTCATTGTGAACGTCAGAATCCAAACAAGTGAACGTCTTGTATCAAAGTTACCTTCATAGATATCCTGAACAGATGTATCATTCAACACCACTGGAATATCCATTGTTCTTCCAAGTTCCGGTAGAATGTTCGCGGTAACTGTGAAGTCTGGAGTGAAGTAAGGTAAGATCTGTTCAACGATACGTGTACCATCAGCGGCATTCTTTACCATAATGTACAAGTTAAAAATTATGTCATATGGTACTGGTTGATAAGCGTACTTCGCTGTACCATCTGCTTGCATATTATACTGTTTTCCAACAGTAGACAGTTTTCTTGATGGGTCATATTGATAGTTGTTGATCTCAAAGGACATATGTGGTAGTGTAATTGCGATCTGATTTTCAAGATCTGGATCAGCACTCACACGAGCGAGCATCTTTTCTTTAGGAGCATATGTCAGAGGAACCTTAATGGTTGCTTGTGTGTTGTTCTGCGAGTTCTCTCTTGTTATGTAGATGTTGTTGAACAACGTACCAAAGATGATAACGTACTTTCTCATAATGTCGTGTGACCACGTCTGTCCGAACATTAGACTACACTTTCTTTATAAAAAACACGCTTACCGGTTTCTTGACACTTATACCACTTTCTACCTTTGGCTGACTCGGACATTTTCTTTTTACTTTCTTCAGAGAAAACTTGCAATGCGCGTTTCTCTTTAATTTTATTTATTGAAATTTCATTATGTTTGTGTCCAACAATAACTAAATCTCCAGATTCTATTTTCTTAAGTCTCGTTTCAGAAATTTTTCTTCTAGTCTCTAGTTTTAATTTCTTATTCTTACCAGCATCAGATATTTTTTTTCTTGCTTCTTCGCTGTGGAATTTACCGAACATATGATTTTTAGAGCCCAATTGCGCTTCACTTATTTTTCGTTTCGTTTCTTCTCTGTGTGGATAAGAATGATTGCCTTGAGCGTGGTTCTTAAGATTATAGTATCGTATACCGAGTTTTTCGAATGGTATTTTTCTTAAAATCTTGTCTTCAATTTGCAAGAGATCTTTTTTATCTTGTATGTTTCTATCTATTATTCTTCTTTTAAAATCGAATGGTCTACGCTTATAAGCGTTTCGCATCCAAGTAGATGAGCATATATACCCATCATTCTCAGTTCCCCAGTGACTACCGATATAGAATCGCTTATGTTTGCGATCATACCAGATATACACAAAACCATACTTTTCACTCATAATAGATCTCCTTTTCAGAGTCTATTTATAATAAACATACGTTTAACGAGTAAGACCTTGTTTTTAAACTAAATTGTACCTTCGGAAAATGGATCGCGTTCGCTCCAGTCGAGAATGTCATCACCCTCAGTCTGAAGCTCGCTACTGTCATCCAAGAAGTCGCCAGATTGTTCATCAAGACTATATCCACCTTGAATGATTGGATAACCATCTTGGTCTTTGATCATAAACCCATCTTGCGTCAAGAGAGCGAAGTTTGTTAAATCTGTTGAACGGTTGCGATAGATATTGTCAATCTCATCGATACCAGTATTAAACACTTCGCTGCTGTATTCAAACACCTCACATGATAAATCATAAAACTGTATCTTACCCATCTGGTAAAATACTGGTGTCTTGTTTACGAATTTAATAGCATAAACACGATTATCCATAGGAACATGGATAAGATCTCCTTCGCGTGGGCGAGAGATTCCTTCTATTCCACCTATTTCCGCAGCAAAATTCTTTACAGATACAGTTAATACAAGAGTATCACGGATCTCAAGATTAAACTTGGAAAGAAACACGCCATCACCTTCATAGCTATCAAAGCTACGAATATAGAAATCTAATAAGTACGATCTATTGTAAGTTGAGAGAGGAGCCTCACCATAAACCTCATCACGATTCTCGAGATCACGAATAATATAGTTGCAATCGTGTCCATAAAACTTGATACTCTCCATTACAAGATCTTCAATTAGATCCTGTTCTGGTACATTATAGAATGCATCAATATATGGATTCGTTGCCATTTATAGTTTTCCCGCAACAAAAGTCACATCTGGTGGTAGTATAGATCTTCTATTTATTGAACCATTATTCCACCATTTGCGTCCAACCATCGATGGTTTGGGAACGCCTTTAAGGCTTTCGGAGATTTTGTTACCTATTTTCTTTTTGTCTCTCTGTTTCCAAGATTCTGCAACTGACTTCGCCATGTTTGCTTTATATTCATCAGAACCAAATTTAGTTTCACATTTAAATCTAGATTCAATTGGAAATTTTTTAGCCATCGTGCGTTTCATAGATTCAGAACGTTTCTTTCTGGCTTCTTCAGTCTGTACACTATTACGTTTTTTCAAACCAGCTTCAAACTTTCTACGAACATCAGGACGTTGCATAGCTTCTTTGGTACGGAAAGATATACGCTCACAAACACTTAAAGAGAGATCTTTATCGGATGACCAGTGACCAAATTCATGAACCCTCAAATTATAATATTTTTTACCAATTTCGTGTTGTTTAATCATACCCAACCAGCGATTTTCTTCATTGAGTAATTGTTTTTTAGATACACCAGTACGAAATAGTATTCTACGTTTGAAATCGTCAGGTCTGTGTTTATATCCTTGTTTCATCCAAGTTGAACTGCAAACATACCCATCGTTCTCAGTTCCCCAATGACTACCAATGTAATAACGCTTATGTTTGCGATCATACCAGATATACACAAAACCATACTTTTCGCTCATAATAGATCTCCTTTTCAGAGTCTATTTAGTAAAAAAGTATTCTTATCATCCGATCATATCTTCGACGGGAAGCGAGAATTCTGTGATCATTCTTGCTTCAAGATCTTTGATTTCTGCTAGTGCTTCTTCTTTAATCTGTTGTCCATTAAACTGGACACCACCAGGTAATTGCATACCAGTAAACTTGGAAAGATTGTTTCCCCACTGTTCTTTAATCTTAGCTGTAGCGTATAGTTGTAACCAACGATCAGACCAAGCATCTGTGTATGTGTCTGGATCAACAAGCATATAACCCTCAACCACAATCCATTTACCAACAGCAGCTTGTTTCCAATCCATATCAATGTAGATTTTATCTGTATGGCGATTAAAGCGAACACGCTGATTCCCAACGAATAGTTCGTTGATCAAAGCAAGGTGTTCCATTGCCATGTAATATGGTGTGAGCTGGATACTCGTAAGAGACCAAATCTCATTAAGAGCAATTTGGTATTGAATGTTAAATATATTCGAACCAGCGTATGATCCTAGAACTGGAAATACACCAACAACACCAAGGAGATTCTCTGGTGCGGGAATACTCTTAGCATCAATGTCAGGTTGAGTTAGCTGATACTTGTAGTATGTTTTCTCGGTACCATCAAAGTGATAATCGTAATAGTATTTAAGAGCTTCATCAATACGATCATCTACCTGATCATCGGAAACGTTAATTGTGATGACAGGCTTACCGAGTTTCTTGAGGCACCATTCTTTAAATAAAGCTCTTGATGTAGGAATAGTCATAGTGTCTCTCCGGTGATCTTATATTCTATTTATGAGATACACTATTTAAATTTCGGACCTTCAATCCAGGCAACAAGACTCCTACGGACTCCGGATGTTACGGGTTTCACACGATGACGGAGGAATGATGGGAAAACAAGCACAGTTCCTCTTTGTTTAATAACATTTTGGTCCAAAATACCGTATTCCGGATCAATCTCAAACTCACCACCAGTGTAGGTATCTGGTTCTGATAGCTGAACTGTTACAGACAACTTACGATGACTCATAGTGGGATTCTTCCAAAATATATCTTGGTGCCAGTCATATCTGCCTGATTCCGATCCATGGTATGTTGTGTATTGAATGTCACGCAAGTAGTTAAGGTCGAAACCATAGTTATTGCGATTAGCATCAACAACAAAATTCCAAAGCGTATCAACAATAAAGTGGTACTTTTGATCGTATGTATTAATCCAGCGAATTTCTGATTTTCTGATCGTTTCAACTTCTGGTGTTACTCCATTAAAACCAACACCGGTTGGGGAAATTGGTTGGCTGTTACCAGTTTCAATAACAGCATCGGTAAAAACCTTATTGAGGTTTCCCGGCCACATTGTCATCATTTGGTTCATGATTTTCAATTCTCTTTAAAATTTCTTCTTTAAACGAAAATAGTGTTGATGCTAAATCACTATCCATTCGATCAAGTGTTCTCTCGAACATCGCAAAGGATGGGACCACATCAACACTTTTTTCTGATGCTTGCAGTTTAAGAAGAATGCTGTTGAGCATTACTCTTCGTTGGCTGGTGGGGCAGGTTGCCCGGCACTAACTTGTGGCTGCACTTGAGCAACCAGGTCGTTGATAAGATTACCGACATGTTTGTGTGGTAGTTCACCAAGGCCAGCCATGATAATGTTAAATTGCTGAGCATTAACAGACAACTGAACAGTTGGTTCAGTTTTTTCAGCATCACCAACTGAATCTGATGCTTTTGTTTTAGAAAGTTTGGGTGCAGTTTTCATAATAGTATTCCTTCAAGTTTCAATTAGGGTTTGGTTTTTGGGGCTGCAGCAACAGGAGCTGGATCTACTGTTGGTGTTAGTTGTTCTTCAACTATATTTATATTTTCTGCCAGGATAAGAGCTGATTCTAGTGATGCTTTTTTAACAAGCAAGCTTTCAATGCCTGTGGAGAGATCATCTACTCTTTTAGCTGCAGCTGCAATAGCATCTAGATCTCTATCTTTGGTGGGTTTGGCATTAAGTTTTTCCAACTCAGATTCTGCGCTTGTTAGAGTTTCAGCAACCTTAGCTTCGATAACTGTAGCTAGTGCAAGTTTACTGGCTGCAGAAAGAGAATTATCAATAACGATATCTGTTGGAAGTCCCGAGGCTACTACCGGAATAGAAGATTCAGTAATCACACCAATATTTATGCGATGTCCGAAAGCTCTCACATGAGATGCGAAACGCTCTGCAAGCTTCTCAGGTGTGTCACAATCTGCAATATTAATTGTTCGATTGTGAGTAAGACCAGTTTCTGGGTCGATGATGATAATCTCGGCAGATTTGGCGTCTTGTTTGTGGATCGTGTATTCTATCATTTTTTCTTTCCTAGATAATAAACATTATTTATAAGTTTTAGACTAACGATTATTGATTCTATTCTGAATGAGAGCAGCTAAAACGGGATGATCACTCAGCTTACCTGGTCGCTTTTTACTTGGCATCAAACTTTCTAGAAATCCTAATGTAGTGTCTTTTGTTTCAGGAGTTATCGAATTTATCAAATATTCTATGTGATCCTTAAGTATAAGCTTCTTTTGAGCTTCTGTGTAATTATCTGGATTATTAAACACATAGGCTACAATCGCTCTGGACCAAACTGGTTTAAATTCCGGTAGAAGCATCAACTCTCTTCTGAAATCGTTCTCCGCTTTTATTTTTAACTGGGGGTTGGTTTCAGCATCATGTATTGCCTTATAACGTTCGGCTAAGACTATGAATGAGCAGTCCATAGGTCTACCAGATTTCATTTGTTGATCTATCATCCAATCTATTGAAGACATATTATTCCCTTTATGGACTTGCGGTCAGTGAAACTGATGTGGTTTCTTCTGAACCGGTATTATACTTGTGTCTTATTTTAACAGATAATACGCAAGTATTGGTATTGAGAACCCACGATCTATTACTGGTTAAAGCTAGCCAGGTATTTAGAGAATCACCTGTGGGTGAAGTTCCTGAGGTAACACTAACATATATTTCATACCAGGAGCCTGGGGCGGAACTAGAAGCTACCCAAGTATCACTAAAGTTTGTGATTATGGTTGGGGAGCAGGCACTAAAAATAGTTCCATCAGTGTATACCCACAGAGTACACGTTGAGCCTCCACCCTTAACTCCAACAGATTCTGCAGTATATGAAGCGTCCATATCTGTAGATACAGTAGCAGAATAGAAGTTACTCATACTTATGGCGCCAGAAGTAGGTACCGAAGCATTAGCAGTTAATGGTGGTACATAAGTTCCGGAGCGATAATACTCGTTGATTCCAATAGGATTACTTCCACCAAATTCTGTTTGAAGCTGACCAAAATTGATAGCACCGCTAGACGGCATTGCCATTTTTGATCTCCAATATCTCAGCCTTTAAAGAGTCAACTTGTCCTTTAAGCTCTTTTATTGCTTCTACCATAAGACCCATCATGTTGCCATACGCTAGAGTTTTTATTCCTTCCATTTCTGAAACAGCTTCCGGAAGAACTTTCTCTACGTCTTGGGCTATAAGACCTGTTTGTCTCTGTTTTGTGTCCTTTCTAGTGTATGTGTATCCGGTTAAAGCTTGTACTTTATCTAAAGCGCAATCAATTACAAGCATATCTTCTTTAAGTTTGATATCTGAATATGCCGAAATATTTGCGAGAGCTGTTAGGTTTCCAGACCCGTCAAGTGTCACACAGTTGTTAGCAGCTGACCAACCACCGATGCGGAATACGTTATCTGCTCCAAGACCCATATTTATAGCATAGTTACCAGTTCTATGGAAAGACATAGAGGCTACTTTACCGGTAGTTCCGTCACCTCGACATGAGAAGCTTCCACCATCGTTTGCGGTATTAACGTCCGTAGACGCGCTTGCTGCTCCAACAAGAAGACCTGACATTGTGTCACCAGCTTTTGCTACATAGGCAGAAGCTGCTGCATAATACGAACCTTGTTGACCATCAAGTAAGTCTGCGTCTAGACCAGTACCAGCACCATCGTTACCTGAATGCCACATAGTGAACCAGGCACTCCAGATGTTGTTAGAAGCACATCTTGTGTACATACTATTATTAAACATGTTCCAAGCAATTTGCTGCACATATTGGCTAGCGTCACCCCAAGAGTGACCACGAACATTAATCCACTGTGTCCAAGTTCCGGCTGGTCCGTTAGTTGGGTTATCGTAAGTATAGAAACCACTTTTGGCGCCGGTATTCATGTTTGCTAATGAAGATGTTCCGTAACCCGCATCACCGAATACGTGTTCGGTAGAGTTACGACCATCAAATAAGTCAGCGTCTAATCCAGACCCGGAACCATCGTTAGCGCCAGTCCAGTAGGCCTGCGCAGATGCTGAGTCTATTAGATAGTTTTGGGTCGGGTGGAAATATGCTCTTTGCACGCTGCTAGTATGGAATGTTAGATATCCACCTTCAACAACAATTAGCTGCAGTGATCCAGTTCCTCTATGTTCAATATTTGATGCAGCATTCGCACCAGAGTTAAGACGAATTAAACGCAATCCATATCCAGAATACGTTGTGTCGCCTACGATATCGAGATACGCGTAACCTGACCCAGAACGACCGCCGCCAATACGAATATTATGATCTTCGGTAGATCCACCATTTTGAAGAAATTGCGCGCCAGACATGTAAAAATGCACGCCAGTAGAACCACCACCGTAGATACGTGTAATACCAGAACTAGCATTACCGTAACCAATGTACATACCATCTAAAGAGCCAGCTCCAGATAAGTTTCGCATAACACGTTGATTGAGATAACCACTGCTATCTCTAACAGGAATACTATTAGCTACTTCGTTACCTTGGTTTGAGTTAAAACCATCAAGTAAGTCTGCGTCTAGACCAGTACCAGCACCATCCACCGCTGCTGTCCAAATTTTTTGCCACGCCGTAGCAGATGGAGTACCACCACCAGAGATAGATCTTAGATACGCGGTGGGCGTACCGCCGCTGTTTTGGATAACTATCTGACCACCGTAGTTATACGAAGGTCCGTTGGACGTGTGGGCCATCGTGAGACCCCACCAGTACCCAGTGTCAGGAGTCCAACCCGCTGCGTTAACTTCCCAGAATCCAGATTTATATTGGGCGAGTTCAGTTAAAGTCTGAGTGGGGTTGGCAGCACTAGTGCCGGAGCCGTTGATGCCATACAAGAACACTGTTGAGTTAAGCCCATCAAAAAGATCAGCATCAAGTCCAGAGCCAGATCCATCATTGTTGTTGTGCCACAACTTGCTCCAACCACCATAAGTTCTTTCGCGAACGAAGATATTAGTGTATGGGTTTTCTTGTGTTGCAACAATATCAACGCCCCGTGATGTGGTATCACCACCTGCCATAATAAAGCGGTAAGATGTGACAGCACCCATGCCAGTAGGTAGGTTTGTAGACCCTGTCGGATTTACAAACGTAACACTATAAACACTTGGATAAGTGTTATAATCATGCACAACGTATCCAAAACCACCTTGCTGATTAAGATCTGATCTTAAAAATGATGTGCTATTAATACCATCTAACAAATCAGCATCAAGTCCAGAACCAGCACCGTCGTTAAGACCATGCCAATATTTACCACTACCACTTGCTTGGTAGTACATTTCACGCCATGGGTAAATGCTTTGACTTGTGTAGTAGTTCAGATAGATTTGCTGAGAAGCACCTGAATCTAAGTGTAGATTACCATCTGATGCAACAATAGAAGCATTTAATGATGCGCGTGATGGTGGGTTGCCTGAGCCTACGTGAAGATATGCACTATAAGTTGTGTTAGGACCATATGTGGTGTATGAGTTGTCTCCATTAGTAACGCCCATAGGTCCAAACACTTCAAACTCTTTTTCGTTACCGGTAAAGACACCGAAACGAGCAATAGTTGTCCATGCACCAGCTGTGCCAGAAGTTTTTTGCATGTACAGAGGAACACCCCCTGTGGCATCATACTTGGCAAGACGATGTGCGTAACGCCCGTCAACATACACACCGTTGATAAGAAACTCTAGTCCGAAACCATCAGTTGTCGTTGATGTAATAGGATGTGAGATATGCGAAGTAGCATTGTCGAGATTACCGACGATAAACAGCGGATCCGCAGCACCAACATAACTTGGTGTTAAGCCATAAAATTTTGTACCACCATATGATGTGGTGGACATAATTTTAATGCCGGTGTGGTATGAAAAAATTAAATCAGGGTATGGGTGTGTCCAAGCGCCAGCTTCTTGGTAAAGAGCGTAGTCGGCAGCTGCCATGCTTGAATTGCCACCGACGTGGGTGAACCCAATGTACGTGGTGTTGAAAACGTTGTTCTGAAGCACGAACGAGGCATAACTGTACCCATCAAGAGTATCAGCATCCAGTCCCGAGCCAGATCCGTCGTTGCCAGAGTGCCAGAGTGTATGCCATGTCGGAGTAACAGTTGCGCCTGCAGTGGTCGCACCACCAAATGCTGCGATACCGGTAGCACCATATCCGAAACGGATTGCACCATATCCAACAGAACCGTGAGTGTTTACAGTTCTGTAAGTAACAGATGCACCATCCCAATTGGCATACAAGTTGTTTCCAAACACACCATTACCACCAGCGTCACTAGACATTTCTGCCCACGGCATACCAAGCATTCGTGAATTTATTGGAGACGATGTCCATCGTATCTCAGCAGTATGTGTGGAGATACCGCTGTATGTGTTGTTCCCATTAAGCAATCCAATTGTTCCGCCTGACAGGCCGATATCATAACCATCAAGTAGATCAGCATTAAGGCCAGATCCAGCGCCATCGTTGCCTGCGTGCCAGACTACGTTAGTAAGTACATACGGAGCGACAGCGAATTCAAGTACATCATCTGCGTGGCGCAGAGTCATCGGATTACCGATGTATGCGCCGGATGATGTGTTGTATTTGTACCAAGCAAAATTATGGCTGGTTGCTGCGCGACCAATAGCCCACGCATTAACTCCGTTATTCAGATAGGAGTTAGTCGCAGCGGTCGCGGTGGCAGTAGTTATGTTTAACCCGACAAAAGTTGGGTTAGAAGACGTTAATAGTGTTTGGTTCAAGTATGTGGCAAATTGATTACCATCCCAGAGGTCTGCGTCTGACCCACTTCCAGCACCGTCGTTAGCACTATTCCACACTGTACCTACGGTATATGTGTCATTTAGACCAAGCTGGATACCGTTGTTAAAATAGAATATGGAGGTACCATCACCGTTTCTAGTGCATATAAGCAACCAGTGCTCTGGGATATCTACGCTTGATGTGTATGATGCAACTCTAAAGTTAGCAGCAAGAGAAGTGTTGGTAGACCCCAACGGCAGGATATAATAAAGAGCCTGCCATGGAGCTATTGGGATACCAGCTGCGGTAGCAGTAACGTCGGCTGCTCCTCCAACTCCAGTAATAGTTCCTGATGTTGGGCAGTTAATATCATAATAACCACTAGTAGCTGTAGATGCTCCTCGGCCTCCTGAGATAACAATAAATCTCGTAGCCCACAAAACATAACCGGATGCATCAACTGTAATGGTTCCGCCACCAGTAAGAAGTCTTTGTGCTCGGCCTCCGTAAGCAAGAGCTAATGAATCATAACCATCAAGAAGATCAGCATCGAGGCCAGTGCCAGATCCGTCGTTTAATGATCCCCAGACGGTACCAAGAGCATCACTTGTAATACCACCATTGGAGTTGATGTATGTCCACAACATTGTACCAGCGCTGTTTGTCACGCCAAACTGAAGATTGGCGTCAACCCAGTTAGTTCCACGTGTTCCTCTGTAGGTGCTCGTAATCTGAGAACCTTGACCGATTGAAGAAGATCCTCTACCTTGGAAGAGTATGGTTCCAAGGTAATCATTTGTAGCTAGAGTTGTATCGGCTGGATTCTTATTGAGAATAAGATAACCAGCGGTGTTGTCATTGTTGGTGTTAGTAAGCTGTAGTTGTGGTTCAAACGAATTTCCGCTTGTCGCGCTAAACCCATTCGTGGCATAAACAAGGCCAGTAGAAGTAACGCTAGCATCAAACGTATAACCACTAGAAGCTCCAGTAAACGCTAGCAGGTTTGCGCTGTGTGTAACAAGAACATCGCCGTTGTTGAAGTTAATAACCCCACCAGAAGCCAAAAACAGGTCAGACCACATTAATGATGAGTTGCCTAATGCGAGAGCATCATTAGTATGTGGTGTAAATGCTGTTCCGGAGAGCCTTGCTACTGTCGTAAGCGTACCAGCTACTCGTACACTCCAGCGCCAATAAGAAGCCTCTGATGCAGCTGTAACTGTGCTTGCAACGATGTCTTGTCTACCAAATTCTGTCTGAGTACCGGCAGAGTTTGACAGTCTCCATGAAGTGTACACGATGTCGTTGGCAGTAGGGGTTGCACGATCACCCTCTATAATAAACCCTTCTACGTTACCGTTATCAACTGTCGTAGTTATTTGAAGCGGAACCGCTCCTCTTGTCATAGTTACTTGCCCAGTAAAGGCAACTGTACCACTAAATGTCGGCGTTCCAGAGAAAGTTCCACTTAAAGCTGCAGCATTGATCGTTGGATTGGTTAGTGTCTTGTTTGTAAACGTGTGTGTCGATGAGATCGTGGGTACAGCAACACCATAAAGCTCAAGAGAAGTAGCGACCAAACCAGATCGTGTTACTTTAAGAGCTGACGCCGCCGTGGAATAAGCATCATTGACCATCTGCAGATCAAAGGCTATACCATCGGCAATAAAGCGCCAATATTTTTCATCTACAGCACCATCGGTTTGATACCACTCAATAGCGGGATAAGTTCCGTTAGCTTGAAATTTGTTTGTGGCGTATACGATGCTAAACGTTGGTGTGCCGCTAAATGTACCACTTATAGTTCCTCCATTGATCGTCGGAGAAGTAAGTGTCTTGTTAGTGAGTGTGCTAGTTGATGAAATTGTTGGAATTTCAACAGAATTGAATGTTAATGATGTTCCAGAAAGGTTTATTGCTCCGATCGTCGCACCTGAGCGACCGACAGTTAGAAACGGATTAAATGTAGATGCGGCATCATTGAAAGCATAAAAACCAAGGGCGGACAAGCTACCATCAATGCGCCACTTACCTACGTCAGCAGCAGCATTGTTATCAATGATGTCGATATACGGAGCGGCGTTACTGATTGTAATATTTCCGCTGAACGTAGCACCAGCCAACGAAGCATAGATCGCGTTAATGTTTGTGCCACTGTCGAAAAAGTCAATAGCGTTTACTGTTCCAACACCAGTAGCGGTAAGACCTTCAGCCCTAAACGAACCATCATGATCTAAGTGCCAACGCTCTACAGGAGTAATCGTTCCGTTGGTTGTTGTACGCCAACTCCATTTGGCTCCACGACCAACATCGGTAAAGTTTTCTGTAGCAGTAACGAGAGCTAGGGCTGAAGCTCCTGGCGCATAACCAGAAGAACCACCACTAAAATAACCAAACCCACCGAGAGTAAAGATGATGTCATTGGCGATAAGCTGTGTTGGAACGGCATTAGTTCCATTCGCACGTCTTCCTAAGAAAGCTGCGTTTGAGCCAAACACATCAAAGAACAACCTGGACTGTGATGCATTATTGCCGATAATGTGTACCAGAGTTCCGGAAGGAATCGTGGGTCCAGAAGCTGGATTTAAGCTAACGATCTGCGGTTGTGTAAAGATATTTGATGCGGCAAGTCTTGCAAAGGCTGTTGAATCGTAACCATCTAATGTGGTAGCATCTCCAACAGCTGTATCCCAGTATACATTGTCTCCATCAGACTTAAGAACCTGTCCAGCCGTGCCGAATGAGCCTGTAGCATACAGCCCCTGTACGGCTATATCTTGAAAGTGTTCTTTTTTTCTAGCCATTAGATAAGACTACCAATTCGGTGTTTGAAATTACTGTAGGTACATACGAGAACTGCAGCGCTGGTGTAATAAACTCAAGACTTATCATGTTATCCAGTATTTCAATATTTAGGTTTGATACAATAGTATTTCCATTAAGAGAAGCGATAAATCCATCTTCATAACTAAAGGAAAGTTTATTGTTACCACCAGCTTGCGGGCCAACTACTAATACCGATGTGTTTTCAGTTATTTGCACATTACCATCAGAGTTTACCTTTACTTCACGAGGATAACCCTCAACAGTAAGCATTTCAAATAGAACGGTGTTTACTGCAGTGTTAGCCCACTTTAAATAGAATGTACCGAGATCCCAACGATATGTATTAAATGGTACGATCTTATGAAGATAACTATCATACATACTCGTCTCGCCGGAGTTCGTGTGACCTAATGAGAAATACATACTCGTTACGGTGTTTGGTGTGAAGTCTTCTTCGAGAATAAGAGATAATGGGACGTTGACATAATTGTTGTTAGATAAAGTTGATCCAACAACTAAAGAACCACTATTACCAGATACACTTGCTCTGTATGAGTATCCCAACTCAGCTTCAAAGGCTTGATAGATAAAGTTGTCTTTGTAGATATTGTTTGTTGTTATCAATCCACCCGATAAAACAGCATCATTCTGTGGAATCCAAGCAGATGAATCTGTAAATTCCGGATTAGCAATCAAGTTTGGACCATCTTCAACAGGACCCAATGTGTTGGCTACTAAATATAGTGATGGATCGTTGTAGACATTGTTGTTTGCTTGTCTTATCACAACTGTATCTGGGTTTATCGCAAAACCAACAGAACCTTTAATCCATCTTCCGCACTTTGTATGCTCGGCGTAGTTGTTAGCTAAGAATTCTGTTTTCTCCATAACAATGGTAGTTGGTTGAGATGCAGGAGTCACCTTAATCTCACCAGTATGTGAATAGATATTTGCATCAAAGATAATTGGAGCGTTATCTGAAACGCTTAATCCTTGTTGAGTAATACCAGCCGTAACACCATCGTGCACTACTTTGAATTGAACAAAGTTGGTTTCCGCTTCAGTGTCAATCTGACAAACATACGTAGCAGCTTTAACTGATCCCGGATCAAATGTATCAATGACCTGGATATCGGTATTTGTCGCAATGTAGGTGATTTCTTCCGGCATTTACTTGACTTCCACCCATCTTTGATATATACTAAATAATAGCTCTCCCCTTATTTATATGGATGTTTTGAATGAATAGATTGCATGTTGCCTTTGTTGATCCAATGGGTCTTGAGTATAATGGAAATACACTTAAAGAGAAAGGTCTTGGGGGTTCCGAAGCTGCCGTAGTTTCTATGGCTAAAGAACTAACCAAATTAGATTTCAATGTAACGGTATTTAATAACTGCCCGGAATCGGGTGTGTATGATGGAGTTACATACAGAAACATCGGATTTGGTCCAGATAACACGCAACAATATGATGTTGTAATCTCTGTTCGTTCACCAAAAATTTTCTATAAGAGTAATGACCCTAAATCTGCAGCATTCGCGGACTTTACACAAAGAGCCAAACTTAAAGTCATATGGATGCATGACACATTCACGATTGATGATAATTCATTAGAACCATTGGTAATCAATGGTCTAATTGATGAAATCTGGACGCTATCTGACTTCCACACCAACTATATCACAAATTGCGATCATGGTAATCGCCGCAACTTCGAGATGCTAAAAAGTAAGATCTGGCAGACTCGTAATGGTATCAATCTGTATGAAAATAAAGAGCCTATTCTCAGAGACGCCAATCATTTCGTATTCAATTCATCATTCACGAAAGGTATGCGTGTCCTATTAGAAAAAGTTTGGCCGCTACTAAGCTCGCGCATCCAAGATGCTAGACTTACCGTTATTGGAGGATTCTATGACTTTCCAGATGGTAAGCTTGACAAACAGGGTGAAGATGTAGCATTCTGGCGCGAGCGCTACAAGAATGATAAGAACGTAAAATTTACCGGCATTGTTAAGCCGCAGGTTGTTTCTGACATCCTTAAATCTGCGTCATTCATGCTTTACCCAACAGAGTTCCCCGAGACATTCGGTATCTCAACTCTAGAAGCATTGGCTTACAGAACACCAGTTATTACATCTAGATTTGGAGCTCTTGAAGAGACAGCTATTGATCTTGCATGTTACAAGCTACCATATTCAGTTACACCGAATGTGTATAACACTAAGATTGATGAAGATTGGCAAGTAAAACAGTTCGTAGATCTAGCTTACTTTGCATGGGAGAACTCATATCTCTACATGCAAAAACAGAACTACTGTGACATTGTAAGAGATATCTGCACCTGGGATACTGTTGCTCTTCAATGGCAGCAACACATATATCAAAGAACAGGTCGGTTCCTTGATGTAGAAACATATAGACACGTCCGTTCGATTACATCAAAGGTAAATAAGGTTTTCGGTAGACGCTTCCATAATCCAGAAGATTATGTTGAACCAGCTTATCATCCGGAAAAGAAAATCAACATTGTAACAACTGTACGCAATGGTGCAAAATATATCAGTGATTGTATTCGTTCAGTTGCCGCGCAAGATTACACAAACTATAATATGTACATCGCGGATGATGGATCAGAAGATAATACGGTCAGAGAAATTTATGATACTCTTAATGATCTTGGTTGGATGGATAGGAAATGTATCCAAATCTATTACATAAACGAAAAAGGTTCTCGCGATGGTGCAGTAGCTAATCAACTACGTATATTTGAACACATCAAAACAATGAGAGAAGCACGAGAGATAAACACAGAAAATGAAATTGTGATGATTCTTGATGGTGATGATAAACTATCAAACGATCCAAACATCTTCCGCCGTATCAATGAAATGTATTACGCCAGCAGTATTAGATTTACATATGGCAGCTGCTGGTCAATGGCAGATAACATTCCTCTTATTGCTCAAGATTACCCACACGAAGTAATGGTGAATAAGACTTATCGGAAACACAAGTTTCCTTGGAATATCCCATACACCCATCTAAGAACATTTAGTTCTGATCTACTATATGGTATGCGCGATTACCAATTTCTTGCAGAAGATGGAACATATATGAAAGCTGGTGGCGATGCAGCAATGTTCTATGAAATGATTGAACGCTGCGAACCAGAAGAGATTATGGCTGTCAAAGATATCCTAGTAGATTACAATGATCTTAACCCTCTAAATGATTATAAGGTGAACTCTGATGAACAAACAAGAAACGCTCAGAAAGCATTGGAGCAACCAGTAATGCCAAAAAAGCTTTTGATCGCGATCCCGACAGCAAGGTATATTGAACCTGAAACATTTAGAAGTATCTACAATCAAGTTACACCGGGTGGTGTTACAATGGATTTCCAATATTTCTACGGATACAATGTAGACCAGGTAAGAAATCTAATTGCAGATTACGCAATTCGAAACAATTATGATTACCTTATGTGTGTAGATCACGATATTGTATTTGATTCTGCAACTGTTGCAAAGCTTGTGGCGCATGACAAAGATATCGTCGGGGGTATCTATCGCCAAAGAAAAGAACAACAAATCCTAGAAGTCTTCGATCAAAATTACCGTTCATACTATAATACTAATGTGTTTCCAAAAACGGGATTGTTTGAAGTAGGAGCTATCGGTTTTGGATGCGCATTGATTAAAGTAGATGTTCTACGCAAAATAGGATACCCCCAGTTTGATTACCATAGAGCAATCACAGCTGAGGGTTCACTAAGTGAGGATGTTGATTTTTGTATGAAAGCTCGTAATAAAGGATACCAAGTTTGGATTGATCCGGAAATACGATGTGATCACTACGGACAAATGGTTTATAAAGTTCAGTAAATATCTAATTTACAAATATAACTCGAATTTTGGCTTGCTTCACATCAAGGAGCGAGCCACTTTTTTTGACTTTTTTTATAGTGATTCTTTGAATTCTAAGAGTAGACATTACGCAGGCCAATCTATAGATGGTTCTACCTTGACTGTGCCACTACAAATTCTAGATTTTGTATTAGATATTAATACATCACAAGCCCAAACATAATTCTGTGGTGTGATGTTTGCTGTTGCCGCATGAGTCATACTAATTGTAATTATTCCATCTGATGCAGATATAGATGTATCAATGGTAATCTTTGTATTTGCTGGTGAACTCCACTCTTTTTTTAGAAAAGCTGCAGCAGTGTAACCCGTTAAATCTATTGCAAGCCCATCAATATCAACAATTTCAATTTCGGTTAAGAAATTGGTTCCCTGAGATACTATAAGATTTGCCTTTACAGACATAAAAATACCTTATGATACATTTATTGTTAATACAAAAGAAGAAAGTATAATACCTGAAGCTGAATGTCTTATTTGAACTGTGGTGCTTCCGCCTGCTCCGGCATCAGTAGGATTAGCAATATAAACAGTATTACTCATGTTGTACCATGTGTTATTTGCCATGGCAGTATATGGATCCGCAATATATGTGTCTGCATAAAAACCAGAATTATGGACGAGACGTACATCATAAAGTAGATTATTTGCACCTGATTCTATCCAGGTTGATGTAGTTAAAGATGGACCGGAACCAGTGTTACCACTTCCCTCATAAGCAGTATTACCATTAGTTTGCATTGTAAATGAAGCAGAACCCCAAATGTGGATGTTAAAGGGTGGTCCACCTTCTCCACCTTGTTCCTCATCCCAACCGACACCAGCTAGGGATATATTTCCGTGTGGAAAGTTAGCAGTATCACCATAAAAACGAACCCATCCAGAACCATCAGAGTAAAATGCGTTTTCTGGATTAACCCATCCAGAATTATACGTGTAAAGATCAGTACCTGGTCCTTGCCAGGATCCACCACTGTATCCTCTAGTTGTTAATTTAAAACTTGGCATTAGATCTGTATCCAGATGCTACCTGCAGGCTGCGCTCCTGGGTTGCTAGATTGTGTAAAGACAAGTGCACCACTTGGACCCGTAGGACCGGTTGGACCTGTACCACCCGACGGTCCTGTTGGTCCTGTTGGTCCTGGTCCACCTGTTAGACCCGTAGGACCTGGGCCGCCTGTGGGTCCTGTGCCGCCTGTCGGACCTGTTGCTCCAATAGAACCATTGAATCCAGTTGGACCTGTAGGTCCTGTTGGACCTGTGCCGCCTGTTGGTCCTACTGGTCCTGTGCCGCCTGTCGGACCTGTTGCTCCAATAGAACCATTGAATCCAGTTGGACCAGTAAATCCTGTTGGTCCAGTAGGTCCGGTTGGACCTGTTGGACCTGTTCCACCTGTTGGGCCTGTAGCTCCAATAGATCCGTTAAATCCTGTGGGTCCAGTGAATCCTGTCGGGCCGACGGGACCCGTACCACCTGTTGGGCCAGTTGGTCCCGCAGGACCCGTACCTCCTGTTGGACCCGTAGCTCCTATAGAACCATTAAATCCAGTTGGGCCTGTTGGGCCTGTTGGGCCAGTACCACCGGCTGGTCCTGTTGGGCCAGTTAAACCTGTTGGTCCTGTGCCACCTGCTGGACCGGTAAATCCTGTTGGTCCTGTAGCTCCAATAGAACCATTGAATCCAGTAGCACCTGTACCGCCTGTTGGGCCCGTAGGTCCGGTTGGACCTGTTGGACCAGTAAATCCTGTTGGACCAGTAGCTCCAATAGAACCGTTAAATCCTGTCGGCCCTGTTGGTCCTGTTGGTCCTGCAGGTCCGGTTGGTCCAACAGCACCTGTACCGCCTGTAGAACCATTAAATCCTGTTACTCCCTGAGCACCCTGAGATCCAGTGTATCCGATTGGTCCTTGAGCGCCAAGAGATCCAGTATATCCAATTGTTGCTGCTGGTCCTGGTGCACCAATTGATCCACCAAATCCTTGAATACCTTGTGGGCCTGTGGCTCCAATAGAACCATGAAATCCTGTTATTCCTTGAATGCCTTGAGATCCGGTGAAACCAATGTCGCCTTTTGAACCAGTATATCCAACTGGCCCCATTTCCCAAACAATAGCACCACTGACTGATCTTAAAAATTTACCATCATTACCAGCTTGTGCTGGAAGAATGTTATTCGCTGCTGTAGCTTGAGTAGCAGCACCCGTTCCGCCACGATTAAGTGCGAGTGTTCCGTCTGAAACTGATGATACGTTTACGTACACACCAGTTGTGTTTGAAAACAGACCATTGGCGATTGGAACAGAGAATGCTGGGTTACCAGCTGTTCCGGCAGGGTTTGTAATCACAACAGTGTTAGAACCAGTCAATGTGCGTGCTGCACCGCTGGCTAATCCGATAGCTGCAACAAATCCTGCTGATGTGATACTGTAAACGGTATCAGCGTTATTAGCTCTAAGGTTTGGGACTGTTGTGCTGTTAGCAACAAACAATGTTGTTAGGTGTGCTGCGGATACGCGAGCGTTAACACCACCAAGAACCATAGTGTCGTTTGCTGTTGGAACAATAGATCCATTTACTGTTACTGTACCTGTAACAGCGACGTTGGCATCAAATGTAGCTGGCGTCTCGAACTCAGCGTTCGCGCCATTTACATGGAGTCCTTTGTCAATTTTAAATCTTTGGTCAGCCATACGTTACCTTACTTGATTAAATGCCCGACGATCTTCGCTGAAGAACTCGCCTGAGTTTGAATAATAAGAAGTTCAACGTTTGCATTATTTATGTTAGCTTCGAATACACCGAGTAATGGTGAAGAGTTACCACTCGGTGGTGAGCTAACTGTACCGTAAACAGTCAGATAAGCGTTGGATGTGTTGTGAGCGAGTACAATCTCTGAGATCTGAGTGTTTGTTCCATTTTTGATTTGAACACTAAGTTTACCTGACGAGTAAGTCGCCTTTGGGAAACTAAAGATCAACTGGTTGTGTGTTACGTTAGAACCAATGTTTGTGTTTGAAGCAACATCAAGGACATATTCGGTTTTAATCGTCACGGTGTTGTTTACCGATGTCGCACCAGTCACCGTCAATGTATTTGCAAGAGACACAGTGTTATTAGCAGCGATTGGACCGAGGAAGGTCGCGTTGCTCGAGACATTCATGGTTCCTGAAGTGGAGATCCCATCTTCTCTAATAGAAGAAGTGTTAGCACCCGCTTGCACCAGTAGTTCTTGCGATGTCATAACAGCGTTTAATGTAGAGTTTCCAACAGTTACCGAACTGCTGCTAAGGACTACATTCGCTCCAACATATTTGTGAGTCTGGTTTGCTCCGGTAATACCGGCTACAAAGCCAATAGGAGTCATTGAAGCGTTTACCGCACCATTCGCAACATTTATTTCTGTTGGAGTGATATTTGACTTGACGGTTGTATTAGATTGAGATATAATAGAACTGTTGCTAATGACGGTATTAGATGTTCCGTTACCTGCTCTGAGTCCATAAAGATCAATTGTTGAGATAACTGTAGAGTTACCAACCTTGACAACAGGAACGTTAGCTCCTGTCGATGCTGCAACATATACTTCTGCGTTAGCGACAATTGGAAGAGCGTTTACCGTAGATACGTTACCACCACGAAGTCCATCCGTGGCGATAAGTGTGTTTGAACCGAAAGTTCCCCACAATTGCGAGGTACGAGAAACTGTTGAGTTGCCTGTATTGGCACCCGAGACGTTTGCAGTAATAACTGACAAAGTCATCAGATGTGAAATCTGGTTGTGGCGATTTAGCCAACCCTCGAAACTATCCGCGAGGATATTTACATTTGAGACTGCCTCAGACATCTATCGTTCCTTTTGTGAGCCTTGAAACGAGCTCTCTTAATTCTTTAACTTCATTCTCGAGAGCATCAAGTCGCATCATCGTCTCTTTAGCTTGTTTCGCTTCTGCACGTTTTTTCTTTATCTCAAGTAATTCTTTCGCATTTGTATTTATTAAAGCGCCAGTATCTTTTGCTCTAACGAAAGTCTCCATTAAGCACTCACCCCGATAGCTTGAATCTGTTCTACGCGAGGATTCTTGTTTGAAGAGTCCGTGAGCATTACGATCTTAATTTGCATTGTGTTGAAGTTGTCAAATTCAGTTTTAGAAGATGTGTAATAACGAGCCACATTATCATTAGCTAGGTTGTTGAATGCGATAGTCTTATATTTCAATTTATCGATACCAACACCAACTTTTGGTTGACCCAGTCCATTTACGATATCTGTATTACGAATCGAACGGTTTACTGTGATCGTAGTTGAGTTTGAAGATAGAACTGAATAAACTTCATGATTCGTCTCAGGAAAGTCAGGTTTATAGATACGGATTAGATCATTCTCTTGTAGAACTGATACTAATGATGTTGGCGTTGCAATAACGTTGTTTCCGTACTCTGCAAGATTGCTTTCTCCATGAGAAGACATAATCTCAGGATACTGAGGCAGACTGTATGTGTATTCTACAAGATCCTTCAGATCATTCTCGGAAGAGTACTTAGAATTGTTCTGCGAGATAACCAATGGCGTCCAAGCTTTAATATCATAGGGATCAACGTCAGCAGAGTTGTGGAGTTTAGCGTACACGCGAATCTCTGTTCCAACCGGACGATAAGCGCCTAGAAAGACCTTGAGATCTTCCGCGTACACACCCGGAGCGAATGACACCTTCTTCGAGATATACTTTGACTGAGAAAGACCATTGCGATCAATCTCAGTATCGTAATCTGTAATAGAATATGAATAGCTGCTGTTTGCAGATGATACGTAAGTCCGAGTTTCTTTGTATGTGTTGTTTACTTCGTGCTTCTTGATAATTAGATCAAGATCATCGCAGTCGATGAATGGCGCAGTAAATGCGTTGCCTGTACCGGTTACCGACAGGTCAATTTTAGCTACAACTGACTTCTTTTCCGTTCCATAGAGTGAAGAACCTTCTACTTCTTGGGAACGAGACAGCACATATGAAACCTGACCAACTCTGTTGATATTATTCAGGCTGAAACCAGTGTAAGATGATTGTAGCGTGTTTGCTTCGGTTGCAATCTTATAGCTGAGTTCAAACGAACCAGCAACCGGACCGTTGAGTGTAAATTTTGGAACAAAACTATCCACAGAGTAGCGATCAAGAGAAACAAGGTTGGCTGTTGAAGAAGAACGAGCTCCAACTAGAGTATCGCCCGCAACAAACTTAAATGTACCGTTTGCAGCGTTAGAATCAACGAGAAAAAGCTTTTTTGATGGCGCGGAATACTTAAACACCTTACCAACGACTGGTGTTTTGTATTTTCCGGGTCCGGAGAAGTTCATTGGGCGATCAATGTACATTTCTGTGTTGCTGGTGATCGATTTTACGATTGCTTCGCCATTTGCAGAAGCATTGTCAATGATAATCGTTTGACCTTCGTACATGTTTTCAAAAATAGTCCCAACACCCGTTACAAGAGTGTTTGAACTCGTAAATGTGAGGTTCCCAGCGGCGTTGGCCGTCTGTTTATACACCAATTCGCCTGGAATGAAGCCATTAACGACCGTGTTGATCGTGAAAAACTCATAATCTTTGTTTACAACATACACAGATGTGTTTGCACCGGTAAATTTAGCGACTTTGATCTCATATTTAAGATCGCGATCAACATAACGAAGAGCATCAGACCCTGGTGACACCGATTTAAAAAGCGAACCATCCGTTGTGCTCTGAGAACCAGTTGATGCGACCTGTGTTGTTCCTGTTTCGCGGACTAGAGCGTCTCCGCGAACGTTTTCCCATAAAATAAAGCCACTATCTTGGAATTTAATCACAATACCATATGGTGTGTTTGATTTTAGAAGTACTGGGTTACGGAAAGAGAACGTTGTAGACGCTGTTGCGTTGGTTGAGCAGGCAATTTCGTCCCAATCAGCCCATGTTGTTGAATCTTTGATCTTCTTATCAGGATTTGGAACGTTATTGTCAATTTCACACAACCACATAGAGACCTGTGGCTTTGCTGCACCTGATGTGTTACTGTCAGCATTCGGTTTAGACTTGAAGTACAGGTTAATAGAAGTCACCATCATCTCAGGTGATCTATTAACCGCTTCGAAGTCGGCAAAGAAAGTTTGGATGTAATTGTAGAGAGTCATATGTTTCTCTTATCTTAATTCATATTATTTATTAGACGAGTCGAGTACCATATTTGCCTCGAGTTTGAACTACCGCTCTAGAAGTTTCTACCACATCTACTGTGACAGCCTTTACTGGAGCAGCGAGCCATGACGATACTGTGATTACACCAGTTGCGAGAGAGCTACCATCATAGCTTTCAATTTCGAACGACTTGTTTCCTGGTGTTGATCCACTACGCAGTTGATCTTCCGCGAATGATGTCTGTATTGATGACCAATCAACTTGTAGATCGTTATAGAAATCAAACGTTAACGAACCATTTCCATCGGTTTTTAGTCCAGTCACGTTGTCTGTAGTTGTACGAATCTGAGTACATTTATCTGTTGATGGGATACTATCGTACGTGAACGTGTGCGTGGTGTTTGGTTTTAAACCAATAACAGAAATGCGGTGCTTGCTACCATTCGTGTACCAGTAAGACTGGTTGCCGTTGTTGATTAACTGTGCATCACTAATTCCTGGTGATTCACCTTGTGACAACCAAATCTGATAATTGCTTGGATCATTAATGTTCGAACCACCAACTGTAATGTTACGTGGAAAAACATCAACAACTTCACCAGCGTAGACATAAGTGTCAGGGCTGCTTGTAGAGACAGTGCGGCTTGATACCGAATCAGTTGGATAGTAAATCTTAAATTCATAGTTACCGAATGGTCCAGCAGATACGTTTTTTCTACCTTTGAAAATACGAATCTTGTAATAAATGCCACTTGCTGGGTCATGTGTGAAAAGTATTTTTTGGTGTTCACGGAACCAGTAAATAGATGTTCCTGGAACAATAGTAGAGTCGCGGAATGTCACATTTGGCTTATAGTAGCCGTAGTTATCCATGATGTTCTTGATACCCTTGGTGTTGATATCTGCTGTTGTAATACCAAAGCCAGCGTTGGAGTTTGTTTTCTCAGTCCAAGGACCTTCTGGTGACTCAGATTGATAAACGGCAATCGCATTCAGACGTGCCCGATGGTTCATGTAGATCTCTACTGGACCAGTTGTAGCTGACATTGTAAATGCCCAATCTTCGAACACTTGACCGTTCATGTTCCAAGCAGCAGATTTATTTACCTTGTTCTCAGAAGTAATCTGCTGAGTTACGGTGATGATAGTAACAGGTGGAGGTTCTTGACTTGGAACAACAGGTGTTACTACTGGTGTGTTAGGAACAGTAGGCGTTGTTGGCGTGGTTGGCGTAGTTGGAGTTGGCGTGGTTGGCGTAACTGTTTCTGCGATGATTTCAATCAGAGGCCCGTTTGTCGAATCAAGCTGTCTGAATGCTGTGAACTCTTCGTAGTCAAGTGTTGCCATAGACTCACCACCACCAGGTGATGTTTCGTGGCGGAATTCGAGAATCGTCTCGGCGATGTGAGTCGTAAGCTGATCGTCTTCAATTGTAGCGTAGAACTCTGGATCAAGTGTCTCAGAGAAATTATAGTTCGTGAATGGATCCACGAAGAATCCTACTTTGAAGCGGTCAACACCACCATCAAGACTTGATGGAATGAAGCGTGCCTTCGCAACAGTTTCCGCGAGTGTATATGAAACATAATATTCTAGAGCAGAGATACGATGCGAGATTGCCGCGATGTCTTCCATACGGTAGTTACGTACCTGTAGAATCTCGCGTTGGTTTTCGTCAATAGGTGTTCCTACGGTATATTCAAAGATACGCTCAGAACCTTTACCGTTGTACACTTGAGTATCAGCCAGAGTAATAATTGCTGGTGACATCGACTTTGGTAATGATGGGTACGGCGGCACTTCAAGTAATTGAAGAGTGATCGAGTCGTTTGGTGGGGGTGGCGGCTCGGTCTTACCGTCGTACCCTCGGATCACATCGATCGTTCCATCGCGTCCAACGATCACACGATCAGTGCGTCCTTGGTAGTAGGAGACGTTAGCTACTAGATCCGAATCGGATACAGGAAACTTCTTATCAGCTGCTGTGAATTTAGAAACAGGAACTGTTGGGTTCATGACAGAAGTGTTAGAAGCCTCTGAAACTAGAGGGATAGTGTTAGCAACTGATGGGCGGAAATCAAACTGGTCGCGTAGGTCATAATACTCACCATTGATACCCCAGACTTCTGGAATTTCCAATGTGTTGATAGAAGTGTTACCCATCGTCGCAATAGTCTGACCGTCAGTCACGTTGTATGAATCTTTAGATTTCACACCATCACTTGATGTGAACGCATCAAACATTACAAGAAGCACATCGTTGTTCGATAGTGCAGCAAGTTTAGGTTTACGAACCAGATATGAGATATCTAGATAGTCTTCATTTTGTCTGTGGTCAATGTAGAACTCATTTGTAATATCTGTGGCACCGTTTGTTCCATTAGCGAAATACGTAGGACTTCCGATAAGGCTGTGATTCCCTCCACCAGAGACTGCTGTAAGTGGGATTGCGGATCCATTACGCGTAGAAGCGAGTTTAAATCCTGTTGTGTTTGCATCAACGGCATAGTAGGTTGTGTTGTTTGCGAGTCCGACAATTACTGCTCCTGTCGTGTTTGAGTACAGGAGCGAGTCGCCGTTTGCGAACTTGTTCCCTGACACAGTGATGAAGTCGTCAGTGTTAGAAACTGCTGTCTCAGAGTTGACAGCAAGTGTTAGTGAAGCGCCATTAGCTTGCAGCACTTGACGCATACGGAATACATCCGAAGCTCCAAGTGGCCATGGGCCTAGAACACCTGCAGAGTTGTTTGATGTTTTAATACGAGCAAAGATACCACGCTTGATTGTTTTGGCGTTTGGATTGACAGCAAGATCTTTAATGTTGTAAGCGATTGCCACATCCATAGAGGATGCTGAGCCTGCTGTGTTAGCGATGTTATTCCCGATAGCAATAGTAATAGAACCATTACCCTCAACTACTACCGAACGCCCATCACGAGTTAAAGCAATAGGAACGTTGTTTGGATAATAGAGATATGATGTGTTTGCGATTGTAAGAGGAGCGTTCGCAGTCAGAGTCATAAACGTATCATTGGCTACTTGCAGAACACGAGCAACGGCATTAGCTGTTGAGTTTGCAACTTTGATGTAGTCGCCAGCGCGATAAGCTGTCAAGAACACCGTAGCTGTTCCAACTACGTTAGCGTGAGTTGATGTGAATGAAACTGAACCAGCAGCATTTGACAGAGCTTGATAGTTATTCTTTGGGATAACCATAAACTCTTTACGTTCTGTAGTCGTAAGTGTTCCGGAGTATGGGAATGATTGCGAACCACCTGGTGTGAGTGTGGCAAATCCAGTTGTGTTTGCAGTTTTAGCTGTATCAAAGGTACGATATGTGTATGTAATGCTGTTTGCAGATGCAGTAGCTTTGTGGTTCTTAACTAAGAGACCATTAAAGCCTGAGCCGGTGTCACGAAGAATTGTATTGTTTGATTCAAGAACAGTATCAGCGACACCAACCAGAGTGTTGTTGTAATATACCGAACGAACATCAACAAGATTTTTACCTGCGCTCATCTGGATATCGAACAGATATAGATTATACTCGCCGGTGTTATCTCCTGTTAGCATCCCGCGCATACGTGCGGTACCAATAACAGTACCACTTGGAGCGGTAATTGCATTTGATCCGTTACTTACAGATGCGATGTACCCTTTAGCTGTATCATAGAATGTGACTGTGTCACCGTAATTGAAACGGAAGATACCACCGAGATTTTGGATTCTGATATATGAACCGTATGCTACGCGCGAGGTAGCTGCTGGAATGTTTACGGTGTTTGAACCTTTGTTTACGCTCTTGACAAAGTTACCTGTTGTTTCAACACGGTGACCCTTGATATAAGCAATACCAGGATCTACGACAATTTGGAATGTGTTAGCTGTGTTCGCTAGTGCACTATCATCCTTTGCGAGAACAAGGAACTGGTTGATAACGTAGTTACCCGCTTCCTCATATGTACGCTTTGCCATCTCATCACCGATGATGCTGTACACTGTTTGTGTACGTTGGCGGAATGGAGATCCATCACTAAACTCGATGATTGGCAGGAAGTCTGTATTCGCTGCTGCATCTATCGGGTCAAGTACGACCAGAGTAGGATTAAGTTGAAGACGATCGGCGCCAGGAGCAGCATAATTATAGCTGCCAGTTGCGTTGTCAAGAAGTGTTTCATCCACATCCGATGTTACAATAGCCTCTTCAGTTGTGAACCCAACAGCAGCATCGAAGTCTGTGTTAGAATACTTGTTTACGATAATTGTTTGCTCAAGAACTCTTGAGAAGAATCCTTTTTGGTACACCACACCAGGTGCGATTTTGATACCGTATCCTGTTCCGATAGGAAGTCTTGCACTTTCTGCAACTGAAACTGTTGTACGATAGTTAAAGGCATCAACATCAAGCTGGTTTACCTGACCAGTTGTGATCGCGCTGTTTGAAACGATAGAAACAGTAACGTGTGGTGGAACATAGTAACCTGTACCATAGCTAGTTACCGCGATAGAAGTGACCTTACCGAGCGAGTCAGTTACCAGAGAACCTCCAGCACCATAACCAACAATACCAGCAACGTTAGCGGTGTTAGCCGTTGTTGCGTTACGGATAGTATCTCCGACGTTAAACGTCCAAAGAACAGAGTTAGCAAGCTTAAGGTCAGCAGCGAGAGGCTTAACTCTTAGGATCAGCGCTGTTGTGTTTGCTGTTGAGTTTGCTTCAACGATCGTAAGATTTGCGACATTGTTCTGAATGATATGACCAACATCCCAAGCTCCGCCTGGGAAAGTTGAACCACCAGTTGAGTTTTGAATAGCCAGCGCCGAAACAACAACAACGGAGTCGGAGTTAGAGATCCCGCTTGATCCATCATTAATGTCATATGAGAAAATTGGATTTGCTTTGTCGTAGATTGTAAGAACCTGGTTAGCTGAGAACACAGATGTGTTGCCATCAGTACCAGAGTTGGTGTATTTGACATAGATTGTATTCAGGTCTGGAGACTGTGATTCGAATCCGTCAACTGATGTAACAATAAGAGCCTCAAGACCGTCAGAGTTTCTTGCGGAAAGACCACGGTAACTGGATACGTTTACTGGTGTCCCATCTACTTCAGCATCTTTCAGCTTGACGTATGGAAACACCGAGAAGTAAGTAAGGCCGCATCCCTCGATAATTGTTCCGCGACGGAAGATATTGTCACCGAACTTCTCGATCTGGTTTTGCAGCATCGATTGATACTGGTTAAGCTCGCGAGCCTGTACGGCAACACCGGGCTTGAATAGAATTTGCTGATATCCCTTCGACGGATCAAAGTCGTTGAAATATGGAGCTTGATTTAGATCAGTCTGTAGAGGCATCTAGAATTCCTTTAAACGCTAGCAACTTTATTTATACAAGCATCAAAATGAAATCTACTCATAACAGGCCCAGATCCACTTTTATTGCAGTAGGGACAAGTCTTCTTAATTGAGTTGATCTTCTTAAGTGATGCTGCTGCATTTGATCTAGCTAACGAAGAAAATCCCAAACCTTTTTCTTTTCTGGTTTTCGAGATTTTCAATTTAGAATCTTCGGTATGTTTATTACCTTTACCGGAAACTGAAATTTTCTTTTTGTGTTCTTCTGTAAAACTTCTATCAATCCAGTGTTTTCCCATTTTAGAAGAATCTTTAACTTTCCATCGTTTTCCGGTCATAGAATTTGATCTTTTTTCTTTTTCTTCGTTTGACTGTACTCTACCAACCATTACTGCCATCAAAGCTTTTCTTGTTTTTGGTGATGGTTTTCTTCCTTTGTTCGCCTCTGATATTCTTTGGTTCCTTAATGGTGATGCTGATATTTTAGCACCAACAGTTTTTAATTTTCTATCATCAGTAGACCAGTGACCAAATTTACGTTTCTCTAAATTGTAATATTTTTTTCCAAGTTCATTTTCAGAAATTAAACCTAACCAGTTAAATTCTTCATCAAGTAATTCAGAACGATCATATACTTTTGCGATTATGCGACGTTTAAAATCTTCTGGTCTTCTTCGATAAGCATCACGCATTCTATTTGAAGAACAAATGTACCCATCGTTCTCTGTTCCCCAATGAGAACCAACATAAAACATTTTACGTCGTTTATCAAACCAGACGTAAACAAACCCATATTTTTCACTCATAATAGATCTCCTTTTCAGAGTCTATTTATAAAAACGAGTGCCTCAGAACTCCAATATAATTTTGACGATCTCGGATTTGTTTCCAGCGCGAGAGATGGGGTCTAGATTCTCATAGTACAACACTTCTCCGCTGTCTTTTACGAAGTCACCTGGATATTTAGCTGAAAGATAAGAAAGGGTAGCTCCTGAAGAATCACCTAATATTGGTCTGAAGTTACTTGGGTCAATAGCAAACAATCCTCTTTCTCCGGAGATGTAGAGAACGTCATCATTAGAACCACCACCAATATCAGCGTGGTGTAGGAATCCTTGAGGATCGGTGTAGCTGATCAATCCTGTTTGGATAATCAGTTCGTCATTCTCAAAACTAAGTCCAGCTTCCAGATTTCCAAGTAGACGTGTTAGCTGCAATGATGTGTTAAATCCATTCGGGTCTTTATCGTTTAGTTCAAGTGCATTGAATGATGCATTTGATGTTCTAATCTGTGATGTAGCACCAGATGTTAATCCGATAATCTTAGCTTCTTCTTCGAAGATACCGGATACGTTGCTGAGTGTAACCTGCCCAACGGAAACTGCAGTAACAGTACCACGTGCCGCCAGCAAGATTGCACTTACTGTTGATGATGTGCTTGTGAACGGAGCATTGCTTGACGCCTGAATAACTGAATCGCTTGTGACCGTTGTAACGTTGCTAATCCAGTTTCTTGAATCAGATTGAACAAGAACATAATCTCCCACTTCAAACGCATCTTCAAATAGAGTCTCAAGTGGGTTTGCCAGTGAAGCAGTAAACACACCGTTTGAACCACCAGCACCTGCTGCGACTGTTACGGTTGGAACTTCAGTGTAGTTTGTACCTTGGTTGGTTACAGTAATAGAAGTGATGGTTCCGCTACCGTTATTAGCAAAAGTAGCTGTAGCAGTCACACCAGCTGGTGGTGCAGCAATAACCATCTCGTTGTTGGTTGTAGAGTTATATCCAATACCACCATTGGCAATTAGAATCGTTGAAGAGATCTTACCGGCATCCGTTTTGGTTATGGTGTTGGCAGCGGTAGAGATCGAGACGTTACCAGCTAGACGAAGATTCTTAAACTGTGATACGGTTTCACCAACAGAGAAACTTCCTGTTGTTACGTTTGCATCATAGAACACATCAAGATTTGTAAAGAGTGGGTTCTTGATAATACCAACCTGCCGGAAATCGTTTTCCGTTGGAATCATCCCACCTTCGGTATTAGCAAATTTGGTATAAACACAAACACGATTGGCGAACAGTTCATTCCATGGATCAGCTCCATGTCCACCCGCTGGCGGAATAATTACCTCAAGGTTCGCGGCAATAAAGTTTGGTGATTCTGCAATAACCGTTGGTACAGAGATAAGAACGCTAGATGCTGTTGTTGGAACTTCAGAAGATGATACGCCAGCATACGTAGTAGCGGCTCGATATCCAGCACCTGGTTCTAGAATCTCAATACCGATAATGGTATTACTTGCATCGGCATCAATGATAGCCATAGCTTCTGCAGATAGAGTCTCATTTCCATCACCGAACACAAACACATATGGGAAAATATCGTAAGTATCCCCAACCTGAGGAACTGTAGTAAACGGTTGGTCGAATGTAAATTTCTTTTGAGAAGAAGCACCATCGTAATTAACAATACGGCGGAATTGATCAATGCCAGATCCGCTGGTAATCTTAATAACAGCACCACGATAATAGTCATCAATCACTGATGCTGTTTCGGGTGCACCATATGTTGTGTCAGAACCAGAAACCTTAATGTCTCCGGTTCTAAAGATACCATTGGCAATGTAATTGTTATATCCTTCGCCACCATCTACAATACGAATGACATCAATCTCTCCAGGAATTGCTTCCGAGATTACCGTTGTATTTGCAGTGACTGGAACATAGCTTGTTGTAGTAAACTTATCCCACTGGTTTTGTGTGATAGTAAACATATATTTCCATACGTAATCATCGCCGGTAATAAGTGGCTGAAGATCCGCATTAGATCCCACGCGAGAAGGAGCTACGATTGATGCGTTAGCTTGTGCATTATAGAGACATTTAAATACGTTGTATTCTGATACATCATCGGTAATTACATAGAACTCTTTGGATGCAAGATCACCATCTAAATGCGTGTACATGTCATATACGGTATTTGATGTCCACATATACTTTGGGATCATGTGGATCATATCGGTATTTGCTACACGCTTAGCAAACATCATGTTGTTGTATACATCTAGAACTGTTTGATCAACTGAGTCTGAAGGATCAGTTAGCTGGTCATCACCCAGAGCATATGGTGTGTGTTTTGCTACGTAAACAAAGAGTTCATCATTAGCACTAACAAATTGCTTTGCATTATGTACGTTGAACTTCTTCGTTACCAGCTTCTTAGTTACTGACATCTATAGATACCCTTTATGGCGCGAAGCGCCCCGATCTCTGTTGATCTATTTATGTGTTACTTCTCACGATGTGGAAATCATCAGGAGTGGCCTTCTCGAAGATAACATCAACTCCGGCAGCTTTGGCTTCTGGTGTATGAAAAGCCTCGATGAGCTTTTGAATGAAATCTACATCCATTTTCATTTTCCAGGTGCGCTCTACTGAATCGAACTCCCCAAGATTCATGACGATAACTCGGCGGGTGTTACCGGTTGTTACTTTAATTTTCAAGGTATCTGACATACTGTATACTTTCTTTTCTGGGTGCTAACAATTCCATTTACGGAGAGCCAAGGCTTTTCTCGTTGGTCTTCCTTTTTCGTCTTTCATAGGTCCTTTAACACCACCCATTCTGGCACAAAATGACTTTCTTCTATTGGCGGACTTGCTTCCGGCCTTAAGTTTAGAAGGAGGTGTGGTGACGGGAGCCTTAAGATTGCTCCCGTATTTGTTATTATAATGATCACGGCCTTTTTGGCTCAGGCCACCAGTTGGGTTCTGGTGTTCTTTCTTCTCAGCCAACCGCTGTTCTTTTACGCAAGAATCATTTGCACATGGCTTGGTGCCAGGAACACGCTTGTATCCCTTCCAGCATGTGCATTTCTTTTCATTGATGTGGTATTTGATTCTTTCTAGAAGTGACATATTTAAACTTTCACTTGACCAAGAATTTTCCCACTATCAACATCATGGATGTAACCAGTTCCTGTATCATGAATGGCGAAACCCTTAAGTCCACGTTTTTTTACCCAGGCGTGTGCTTGGTCATGAGTGTCGTGGTGTTTGTTATCTTTATATTGGAAATTGCCTGGGAATTCTCCTTGTTTGCAAACCCGGAACCGCCCACGATTTTCCCAATCGGTAGATTCTGTGGTAGCCTCGCGAGCTTTCTTTGCAGCTGTTCGTTGGGTAATCAATTTGGATCTCCAAGCAGCTTTTTCCTCAGGACTATACTTAGAAGCTGCGTTAGCAGCAGCGAAGGCATGTTTCCGCACTAGTTCTTTTCTTGGTACTCTGTTGCCATTGTTATCAACAGCTGTACCGCCAATATTTTGATACTTCACAGTAAGAGGAACACCATAGGCTCTTTTGGCGTTATTCCAATGGTGGGCTTTTGGCTCAGCTGAAGAAGTCTTTGGTTCTTCATCTTCTTTCTTGGCTTCACCAAGCGCAGCAGATTTACCTTGAAGCATATTAGCTTCAGAATCGTGCCATTCGGCTTTATCTTTATTGGAGAAGGTACCTTCAACGATAGCTTCTTTGATGATGTCTAGTTTTCTTCTTGGCATGACTGACCCTTCTTTAAGTTTGTAACTACGACCCAGCCATTTCTGTCCAGTTGGCGAAGCATGGAATGCATTTACGGCATTGGCGACTTGTTGTCTAGATTGAGTTTTCAAAGATCCAGTAGCGTAATTGACATGACCGTCTCTACCATATTCGCTGATATTAGTATCTCTTGGTGCGCCATAATTGGTATGGACAACCTTACCGTTTACAACATGCGTGTATTTAATTCTGTTTGGAAACCCCTCATCGTGGAAATAGTGCTGCACAGTTCCGATGTGTTGCCCAGATTCATCATGAACATGGTAGGTATGCTCGTGTCCATCACCATAGTGTTCTTCATAACGTTCTGGTTCACCCATATCGTAGTGTTCATATCCGACGTGCTTGATTGTTAAGTTTCCCACGATGCTGTTCCTTATTTCTTAACTACGAGAGGATTCTTCTGAGCACTGATAAACTCATCAAACTCATTACCGGAAACCTTAATTGGTTTTCCATGTGTATTATAATGCATTGCAGCATGAAGTTGGGCTAGATGTAAATGAGCTTGTGATACTTGTCTTAATAGATTACGATGTGCTGGAAGATCGCGACCTGGTGTAAGAGAAGCTTTAAGTGCATCAGTGTGAGCCTTAAAAGCAGTATGGAAGTCTGCTTCATGGTCAACCTTCCTGGATTCATTTACAGTTTGATACTGACCCATATCAGATTTCTCAGACATTAGCTCGGCAGCAGCTTCTACTAGTGATTTCTTTTCCACGATATAATTCCTCTTATCCAACGTTTCGTGTATATTTATGATTTGTATAGTGGAAGTTCCCCGAAGGGGACCCTTTACTATACAGAGTAACTCCTCTCAGAACAGAGGGGGGAGGTGTTTTCAAAATAGGCGATTTTTTGCAGCCCGCAATTTTTTTTCGCAAAAATTTTTTGAGACGATTCATATGCAAACATAGCAGGGTGCAGTGACCAGGTATTGCTCTTCGCAAAATGGGGTAGTCGGGTCCTACCCCGCTAAAGGGGCGACACAGGGGGACCCGAAAATCAACCGGGCCGACTCGGTTTTCCAGAGACACCAAGACGCGTGGCACATGTGTCGTGTGTTACTCTTGGACAACGCTGGACTCAGTGAGCGTCACCACCACGGCATCCTCTTCCACGACTCGTGCGGAGCCAAAGAACTTGGTCCCTGCCGTGTGCATCACCTTCTTAAACATGTCACTATAACGATCAACACTCAGCTTCGAGAAGATCTCATAAGAGTATTCCTGATAGTAATCGCCATCGTGTAAGCATACAGAGTCACTAAGAAAGCCTTTAGAGCTCTTATAATAACCAGCACCCTTACCAACACCACCTAATATAACCTTGGCACTGGCCGCTCTTAAACCATCAACGCTGGTGAACTGTACTATCTCACTGTTGACATATCCGAAGCCACTATCAATGATCTTTAAAGACGTAACCTGACCTTCAGCAGTGATGACATTGGCTTCAACATTGGCGTTTAAACCAACAGGCAGTGATAGCATGTCTATATCGATGCTGTCTAAGACTGCTGTAGCACCACTGACTTCACCCGTTATAGTGGTGTTAGACGCCCAGTTGTTCTCAAACTGAATCCTTTTAACCACAAGAGCAGTGGTGTTAGATGACTTCACGATGCCCTCTGATGTCTGGGTTATAGTGCTCAGTGTGCTTGTTGCTACATTGGCGGTTAAGTAAGCATTAGTGTTGGATGAAAGAGAACCAGGAGCAGCGAATGTGCCATTGCTGACGCTTTTAACCACGATGGACCCATTACCAACAGAGTCAATAACACCATATGCACCACTATTGGAGTATACACCCTCTAATGGTAGCCAGCCAGGAATTGAATTGAAATAATGACCCACTTCACTCGATCCAGCGGTGATATTGATGTTTGCACCGCCATATGTTGCTGATACCTTGAATCCGATGCTATTTGCCTGTACCACATAGTATGCAGTAGTGTTTGACAGTCCGGAGATGGCGGTATTCCCTGTTGCTATTTCATAAAATACACGTTCACCATCACTGAATGGATTACGATACAACGTGATGACATGGCCATTGCTTAATGGAAGAGTAGATACAAGAGCATGTCCCGTCTCAGATGCACCTGGAGATAGTGTCAGTACTGCACCCGCCAGGGTTTCGCTCAGTCTTAGGCCGGTGCTGTTTGCTTCTACAGCATAGTATACCTCATTGTTGGAGATGCCCAGTGTAGCAGTATTGCCTAGTGCAACGACATATCTCAGTGGGAGATCATTCGCATATGGGTTGCTGGCTATACTGATGAAGTTGTTCACAATAGTATTTGGATTGAATGTATTGCTCGTGATCGTAATTGCTACATTCAGACTGAATGCAGAGGAGTTTGCTTCATCGATCAATGCAAAGGTATTGTTCGCTACTATGGCTACGTTGGATGTACCTGTCTGGTATCTCACCATGTCGCCAACTACATACTCATTCGTGGCCTCAATACTCTCTGTGAATGGATTCACCACCTCGCCTGGAATGATGTTGATTGCCGAGTCTCTGGCATAGATGAAGTCTGGAGTGGCATTTATCTCTTGCAATGCATTTACACGGACCTGTCTGCTCGTATACAGAGTATTGCTCGTCCCATAGTCTACAGTGAGCGTATATGTCGTCAGGTTTGCTGCCACCTGGTTGATCTTCTCTCCATTGATGAATGATGAGCTCGAGTTGGATACATTGAAGACATAGTCTCGTCTCTGGAATCCAGCGATTTCTGGTTGTTCCACCAGCACATATGGGTCCACATTGTAGCCAGAACCAGGGTCAACACCAGCCAATGACTCGATTGTGCCTACCTCGAATCGATCAAAAGATAGACAGTCAAAGATGATATCTGCATAGTTCCCCTGTGGGTTCTTGGGGAATCCATAGCTTGCTGCTCTGAGTGGAAGGTACAGATATGGTGATGCATCAAGTGTCAACTGCGCAGCGACGAATGACACAGCGGTCACTGCAGTATTCACAGCATTGTTGCTGTATACGACAATATTGCCATTTGCACCACCAGATGGGCCGAATGTGCCGTAATTGTCAACAATACGCAAAAGTGTAGCAGATTGGACTGCAGATACCGTGCCAGCAGCGATAAGTGATGTGTTTGTGACCTGCGTCACGAGATCACCAATCTGGAAGCCAGCCGAAGATGTGACATCTACTCTTCTGCGATCAAAAGACAATCTTGATGTACTGTTGGCGCTAATGATATCGGTGCCCAGATACAAGACTTCTGTCTCTCCAATAGTACCAACATCGAATTGTGCACCAGTTCCTTCGGATAATGAGGATACAGTAAACGTAGTATTGGTATATGCCGTTCTCCAGCTCGCATTGGCCGATTCCACAAAGTCACCACCAGTAACTGGACTACTACGGTCAGATACAGATGCTCTGGCGGTATTACCGACTGTGTAGATGGGTAGATACAGCTGGAACTGACCCTGCATCGGAACATACTCGATCGTTCCAGTATTTGACGACACGGACGAGTGAAGGGCTAACCCACTGGAAACGACATTTGCAAATGCATCATATTGGAACAAATATTGCGAGTTTGCAATGCCATCGTTGTTTGCACTAATAAAATCAAGGCTGTAAGCCCGTTTGTTGATGTTATAGAGACCTATTGTAGTGTCGACCTGTGTGACCACTGCATTGACGCTGCTATTCCCACTAACAATTAATGGTGCACCATTGCTAAAGTTTCCGACTCCTGCACTAATCAATAGGAAGGTATCATTGACTCCGGAGACGGTCCCATGCGAGTAAATTGTATTAGAAACTGTCTGATACACATTCATTCCGACGGAGAATACACCATTTGTGTTGGCTATTGACAGCTGATACACACTTGGAATGCCCATAATGTCAGCATAGGTGCTGGTGTCTACAATAGCCGTTGCATTGAGGCTTGTTGTGTTTCCATTGACATACAATGTGCCTTCGGTGAATGGTCCCTTGTTGACGCTGATCGTCATCGTACCTGTGGCATTACCAGACACCTGTTCAATTTCAATGACCTGCCCATTAGCAATTAGATTGGCACCATCATATCGTCCAACGATATCACCAAGTGCTATCTGAGGACCAGTTGTGAAGTCAACGGAGATGGTTGGCTGAATGGCCAAATCAAATAGTGTGATCTGATTAGCACCAATTGTGCCGACAACACCATTGGCTGTTGCTACTTTCTCTGAAACAATAGATGTAGCATTGGTTGTGTATCCCCAACCACCATCATTCAGAATGAAGTCGATAATGCCGGAGTTCTCACCAATTGATGTAACACGTGCTTGCCCACCAACACCACGATTGCTGTGTAGAAAGTTTACGATATCACCAACGGCAAAGTTACGACCATTGTCCTGAATAATCACACTCTCAATAGAACCGATGATTGTTGCTGTCTGCCCTGGTGTGTATACTGAGCGACCACTTGATTGTACACCAATGACCTCACCACGTGTGAATGTGCCTACTTGGTTGCTGATATAGAGCAGATTTACGTATCCATAACCAGCACGCCGACGGATATAACGCTCTACGAATGCCGTTGCACCACTGGCTGAGCCAATGATCTGTCTACCGACATAATTAAGATTGAACTTGTTGTATGTTACCTCGAGATAGCGTGGAAGCTCCCACACACCATCTGATAGCTTAAAGATTCGCTCACCTGGGTATTGCACCTCTGCTGCGGTACCAAACACCAGCTTGAAGAACAAGTCAATAGAACGCTCCGTTCCTTTTGAACGATACAGATCCAATGAGTGCTTCACCAACAGTTTCTTGTTGGTTGCGGTGTCAAACTGAATGTTCTTGAGATATTTCTCTTTGAAGTAAAGAATGAACTCATCAAGTGTGGTATCGATATCACGATACTCAAGTAGATGTCTAGCCTTATATGTCACATTGTCTGGTTGCTCAAGCCACTCGTAGTATGCTTTCACGAAGGCGATAAACTGCGGACCCTCATCCTGATAGAATGCTGGGAACTGCTTCTCGACGTATTGTGAGATATTCTTTTCGATCATCACTCACGGACCTGCTCAATTGTGATTGCTACGTCTGATTCAAGGATATTTAAGATGACATTCTTATTCGATTGGATGTCTTTAGTGTTAGTACGTGCATACACCTTGAAGTATGTACCATCAAAGGCACTGATATTGAAGTTGGATACTGTAACAACGCCCGTCGCATAGTCAACACTACCAACAACAGCCATCTCTCTGTGCGTCGCCCCTGATGCTGTAACAATACGCAGCAGACCATTACCATTATCTTCAAGCACGCAACGAATACCATTGTATACAAATGGGCTGCTGCTAATAGCATGCTGGTCACCTGATGGGTGTTCAGAAGCAATTACTGGTAGATCATCAGAAACTGGTGTCTTAAAGTCAATTAGAAGCTTTTGGTTCACATTCAATGACGGCGAGAGATACTTAGCCAGCTGTACCTCTGTCTCGTTTGAGATAATGTTTGGATCAGCATCATCAATTGCCTTGATGAACTTAGAGTAACGGAAGATACGAGCGAAATTGTTTAGGCTCGTATCAGCATAACTGAGGATCGCCGACAACACCAGTGTACGCATATCCTCAGGGTTCAGGCTGGTGCGGTTGACGTTGTATTTGATTGCTGATATGACACGCATATATGTGTAATCAGGACTAATGAAGATTGGATCCATTGACACAGTGCTGCGTGAACGAAGGAAGTTCACATACTGCTGCTCTTTGATCTTTGGGAGACCATCAACATCATTCAGGTCAATAGAGATAAAGATACGACCATACTGTGGTGGTGTTGCATCCTCACCACCAAATGCTGATACGGCGTTGATTTCTGGATAGTTCAGTTTAAGAAGATTCTCATAATCCTCAGCGGTAACTGCTCGTTCTTGTGTTGTAAATGCACGAGGAGCATTGAATTTAATACTATCAAGGGATTCAAACACCTCACCACCTGATGCTGCTGATGTTGTTGTGATAACAACATTAGCTTCGCCATCAATAGACTCAGCAACACGGAATGTTCTTGATCCGTTTGGTAGTTCACCATTAGAAATGCGGTATTCCATGATAACAGCACTGTCATTCTTTGGCTTACGTCCAACAATACCATCACCAAATATTACTTCATAACGCTCGTTTGGTGCTGCTTGAATAAAGTATACTGGATCTGTTTCATCAATATCAAACAGTGTTGTTGCTCTTGTATATTCAATTGTGTTCGCGCCGTTGTCTTCAACCACCACAACTTTTAGTGATGAGAGATCAACCTGCTTGTTTTGTATTGTGTATCTGTTGCTTGTACGGTCACTGGTAACATATGAGTCGGTTATATAATCACCTTCATACACACGCACCTGACCAGTAAATACGCTGCTGTTTGATGTTAAAACTTGGTTTTCGCTTGTTGTGAAGATGAATGTGTTACCACCAATACGAGATACAAATCCTGTTCCTTTTGGAATAGTGATGTTCTTCTTTAATGGATCAGTGCTTGTGATCTGTAATGACAGCAAAGCATCAGCTGATTTGAATGAGCGTGGAACATAATTCAATTCTTTAGCATGTGACACCACAGAGTCACGCAACTGCGCTGAATCTAGGAACATCTCGTTGCCGATCATGTTCATATAGAACCCATTCTGGAATGTGTTTAGAGCCAGAACGTCAATAAACACCGCCATGTTAGATGCTTCGAAGTCATAATCCTGGAAGTATGGTTGTGACTTAAGATACGTCTTGATTTCCCGCTTATAGGAATCAAAATCGAGTGATGTAAATGAAATGCTTGAGTTAGACGATGCCATTTATGCTGCTTTCTTTTTTCTGTTCTTGGCTGCTATAGACATCTTTAATTTCTGCTCAGCAGTAAACTTACGACCACGATTAGGTCCTGGTTTCCCGCGTTTTGAATCAGCAATCTTTTTCTTTGTCTCTTCAGATCGATGCAAACCAAATAGCGGGTGACTTGATCCACTCAATGAAGAGGATATCTTCTGCTTAGTTATCTCATCACGTGGACGACCATACATAGCATTACCTTTACCACTGTTTTTCTCAGAAACTGATTTACGCATCTCCGGTGACCAAGTTGTGACACCATCACCACCATCTGTTCTATTAATGAGAATACCAGTTCCTAGATCCTTGCGGCCATACAATCTGATGAGTTGTCTTTCAAGAGCCAGAGCACCTATTTCTGACAGATTGTTTTCTACTATGACAATACGAGTTTTATCTTTTGGTTTTGGTACATGTTTGCGCGTCTGATATGCTCTGTTACCTTGTCCTTTACCAATGTAATAAGGAGTTCCATTTTCCCTCAAATATGCATAGGTGTAGAACAATTATCTGATCCTGTCCAATTTGACGTTAAGTGATTGTACATCAGGACTATTTATTAAGCGGAAATAGATGTCTATCACATATGTTTGCCCATCATTAGACAGTGTAACAACCACATCCTCAAGCATTGCACGCTTTTCAAAATTGTTGATTGCTTCTGTGATGAATGTACGCAACTGTCTCTGGTTGATCTCTGATGCT